AAGCAAGCGTCCATGAAGAGTTCCCTTCAGAAGACCTTTTCGTTCTTCAACGGAATCCTTGGCGATAAAAAGGACAAGATTTCGGTGTATGACCGATACCTTGAACTCACGAACCCCGATTACCGCAAGCTCCCGATAGGAACAAACGAGAGCCCTGATCCAGCTGTTGCTTATTTTTCCAAGTATCCTTCCTCCTTCAAGATTGTCTTGGATGTGTTTATTGCCCTCCTCATTTTGGCCATTGTGGTCCTAGCTGCACTCAAGGGTCGCAGCATGTACTCGTTCTATCAGAGTACGCCCAAGCCGTATGCTCTCAAATAATCAAGAAATGCTTAAATCCCGCATTGGGGGCAAAGCGTAAGTTCTCAACAAGAACCGTCATCGTTCCAAACGGGGAAAAGACTCGGCAGTAAGCCCCTGTGAGGGGAAGAGCATCAAAGGTTAAAAGACTGGCGTAGTCGTCATAGTAGATGATATCGTTATGTGGATCGAGGACGATCTTCATACCGTTGTATTCAAAGGATTGGTATCCCGTCCAGTCGCCCGTGTGGAATCCCGGATAAGCTCCTAACGACTCGTGGGAGGAAGCTTTCCATTTGGGAGGAATCTGGATATTCAAAAAGGGAACCCAGACGTACGAGAAGCGCAGAAATGCTGGGACCTCCCAGAGACTTGCTGGAACGCGCTGTAATTCAAACATGAATGGGATGGGTCCCCACTTTTCCGTACATGCATGGCACATTGTGAGAATGAGTTTGCCCGAGAGGCCTTCGCCGCGATGGTCTTTCATGACAACATTGTAGCACACGTAGATGGCGCGAACGGACTGAGAGGGTCCAATCCACCTACCATACTTAGCTAGGATCATACCCTGTCGTGGGATCCACGCCAAGATATCACCTGGACTCGCCGGGCATCGGCGAAGTTTGAACTCGTCCTCCCAAACAGACATACACCACGACTGGAGCTGCGGAGGTACATCCTTCCATTCTGCGACAGATACATCAGGATGCGGTTCATACATATGGTCTCGGTTGATCATTGAATATCGGGTGTCGGGAGCAGCGGCTTTCCGTTGGATTGGAAGGCTCTCCCACATTTCTTACATAGGTACAAGAGAGGAATGGAGACTTATTTAGCATATTGGGTGGTAGGTCTCACTATCCTCGCCCTGCTTATTGTGTATCACACGTGGAAAGCCGACCGAGAGATGTTTGATAATAAGAGAGAGGAGGGTCTGCCGTCCAAATCGCACGAAGACTACGATGAGATCTACGATGAGTTCTATGCAAGTGTGTATGACAAGCTCTTTACGATTCCGGAACGCGTATCCTTTGAGAAGGCATCGATCAAGGAGTACGGACTCCACGATTGGCCGAAGAAGGAAGTGAAGGTTCTTGACGTATGCTGTGGAACTTCGCCGCATGCTGACTGGATGTGCAGGGAGGAGATTGATCTGGTAGGTGTAGATACATCGGAGCAGATGCTAAAGAAGGCTCGTGAAAAGTGTAAGAATGGGCGGTTCTATAAGGGGGATATCACCCGGGTAGAGACGTTCCCTCCGAAATCGTTCTCGCATGCCATGATGCTCTACTTCTCCATCTACCAGTTTCGCAATCAGAAGATGGTTCTAGATAACATTTACTCATGGCTGCGTCCAGGCGGTGTCTTGATCCTGCATCTCGTGGATCCTGGAAAGTTTGACCCCATTCTCGATGCGGCGTCGCCCTTTGCCGCCTTTTCGGTACAGAAGTACAGCCGGGAGCGCGTGATTGATTCTGACATCTTCTTCGACAAGTTCAAGTACAAGAGCCGGTTTGTTAAGGAACCGGGCGATGACGATGCACGGTTTGAAGAGGTATTTGAGTTCAAGAATCCGCCGTCGTACCGCGAGAATATTCATCGCCTGCATATGCCAAGCGTGAGCGCGATGCTGGATATAGTGCGCTCAGCAGGGTTTTCTCGCCATGAGATGGTGGATATGACACCTGTTGGGTACGAGTATCAGTATCTCGTCTATTTTACCAAGTAGTCGCCGACTGCGTCTGCAGGCATAAATGAAAGCCTTTGCCACAGACAATAGGAATGGCGGCTATCAACGACAGCCGATCTGTCGCTGATTTTCAGCATTTTACCTTCTCAGGTCATTCCCGAAAACTTGCAAATAAATCCCTGCTTGAAAGTATTCAGTTAGGTCATGCGGATTATGCCTGTTACTGGAGTCTAGAACTTCTGTGTTCGGGTCTTGTCCATTCTCTCTGGGATACACTCTTTGAGAGCGCATCTCTGTACATCCATCGCTCCTGCCCAAATATTTTTACATATCTCACCTCGCAATACGAGCGGTTTGGGGCAATTGAGCGGGCATACTCAGTGAGTAATATGACTAGTATCCGGAATCGCGACGATGCGCGCAACCTTGTGTGTGAGACTGCGACGGTTCTAGCTATTGCCAAGAAACAGAAGACGGTCACTCTCCCTACCATCAAACCCGAACACGATTTCCAGGAGACGACAGTGCGCGAGAATTTGCGAGCAACGACTCAGCATGCGGGGACACCTTTTCTAAAAGAGAATGATCCATACGAGATAGGTATTCCATTTAACGAGTTTTGTTTTTCGATTCAAACCAAAGACACTCAGAGGGCACTCTACTGGATGTCCTGGATCATGCGATTTGCCTCGGAAAAGAAGAAGCAGACGAAACATACGTTTGAGTGCGCCGAGCGTCGGAATCCGTATATAGACTCTAAACACGCCAAGCATCTTCACTGGATGTTCTGGGAAGCTATTCGCGCCCAGGGGAACATGTATGTGGAAGCTCTGTTTAAATTGTACTGTCTGCGCTGGTCAAAGAACAAGACCTATCTGATTACAGCTGTTCTCTTTGTAACGGAGGCTCTGAACACGACTGAACCGGCACGGCGAAATGAGAACGACATTGCAGCCAACATGCACAAGATTCCGCAGTGGATCGAGACAATCGAAGCAACGAAAAATTCCTTCTCTTCAAGACAATAGATAGGTATGGCTGTTCTTGGTCATTCTCAGAAGGTTCAAATTTCGGCATTCCAGGCGCTGCTGTTTTTCATCCTGGCAAATCCCATTACGTTCTCGGTTGTGGACTCCCTCATTATGAGTGTCGTTGGTCCGTATAGCTCTATGCGTGTCGCAGAGGGTGGCTCGCCTACGGGATTCGGTCTCATGCTCCATGCTGCCGTGTTTTTCGCGGTGACTCTAGGTCTGATGTACGTTTAAGTGTTGGCTGTCTGAGTATATAATGTATCGCCTCATCTCACTGGCTAAGTATCCCTACGCCCTCCCCCAGCCGAAGAAGGATTACACATCCACCTTCGTTTGGTCGGGTTCCTACGTTCTTGATACTCAGGAAAAGAAGTGCTGGTCGTACCTTCCTCGCGAAGGAGGTTGTCTTGAACGTGTATCTCATCCTTACCCCCATCATCTATCGGCTGTTCATAATCAGGAGACGGTGCGAGTCAAGGTTTATAACAAGAACATGTGGTCCGAGAATGATGATCTGTTTATCGTAGCCGCGTAATGCGACAGAGTTTCCAAATCGTTCAAGCTAACAATGGAACTGACCGATATTGTCTATCTCGCCTTTGCCACTATTGCGGTGATTGTCTGTCTGCACGTGGGTGTGTTCTGGGTCTCTCGTCTCATTCAGCCCCCGAAGCCCCGTGTCGTGTATGTAGAACGCCCCGCCCCGCCGCCTCAGCAGCAGTTTGTCCCTCCTCCCCCTGCACCTCCGCCCGTCGCTCCCCCGCCGCCATCGGTTCAGGTACCGACATATGAACAGCCGCCAATCCCCCAGCCGTCGAACCCCGCACCCCGCATGGAACTCCCGCCGCCGATTGAGACGCGCCAGAGCAAGTGAGTGGTTTTGACAGAGTGTGTCTATATACATTATACCATGAACCGACTACGAACATTGTACAAATGGGATCCGGCGATCAGGATGACTCGTCAGGGAAAGGTTCCCTCTGAGTTTGCAGTGAAGGTTCCGCAGGGTGTTGGTACTCCAGGTTGGTTGTGTCTGACTCGTGACGAGCAGTCAAAACCGGTCTCGCTTTGGATTCCTCGGAGGGAGGATGCCCAGCCGCAAATCCTGCGTCTTGTGTGGGATGAGCGGTGCTACGAAGATACGATTTTACGCGTAGAATATACGGCTACTCACCTCTTTATTGCTGATGTGTGGCTGTGGAACGGAACACGTCTATTTGAAAAGATGAACTTTGCTGACCGGGCAACGTTTCTCCAGAATGCGATCCCAGTGGTCTATACTCCCTGCCAAGCCTTTGAAAGTCGTCGGGTAGCTCTTCGCGATACAGCTGCATCAGCCCGAGGATACGAGTACTATACGGATTTGCCTGGCGAAAAGGGTATTTACTCTGACGCAGTATCTACTCCAGTGCCAACTCCGGTTACGGATACAAATCGCTACGAAATTAGTGCTACCGACGTTCCTGACGTGTATTCAGTATCGGCAGGTGGGTACCTTCGCGTCAAAACTCTGGCACTCTCAAAAGCTCTTCGTTCATTGGGTAGGAAGTTCGTCCTCGAATGCCAGAAGAACCCCGATGGAACTTGGACACCTGTAATAGAATCTCATCCAAATACAAATGGCTCGCACTAAGAAAGCAGCGCGTCGTGGAGGTGGTTATGGATTTGGTGGTTCTATTCTGGGAAGCGCGAGCGGTTCCAATGCGGGAAACGCCATGTGGAACTCGGATACGTCTAAGGACTGCGGTGTGATGGCGAACCGCGGAGGTAACAATACGCTAGCGGGTGGTCGTCGTCGTGCTCGCCGTGGCGGTGTAGGTATGGTGGATGATGCCCTCCTGGCTGCCAGCACCGGATATGCTGCCCACCGCTTTGCGAAGAAGGGAGGGCGCCGCTCTCGTCGCGGAGGCGTGGGTGCTGTTGATGACGCGATCTTTGCACTCGGTACGGCGTATGCGGCTAAGCGCTTTGCGAAGAAGGGCGGACGTCATACGCGCGGGCATCGTGGAGGTAATGTCCTGGCTCTCCAGCAGCCGCGGGCGGGATACACGTTCAATGGCACGGGATCGGCGGGTCTGGCAAATGCGGTGCCCGTAGCACCGAATACGACCAATGTTTAAATTCTAGTGTATAATCAATGAAGTACACACTAGATACAGCCATTGCAGTCCTTATTCTCATGGTAGCTGTCGCTTTCCTTGTTCAGCGCAAGCTTGGATATATTGCTGTGTGGCTAGTGGTGATTACAGCAGTGATTGGCTATGGTGTCAAGATGTCTCTGACAGCGGCGGTGACTATCAGTGTAGCCACTGTCGTCGCTGTGATTCTCGTTTCAGGCCAGACCCTCAAGGAGCGCTATGAGAATCCCTCAAAGGGCGAGAAGGAGGGGAAGGAGAAGGATACGGACGAGAAGGAGCCAGAGCCGCATTCAAAGTCAAAGACCGAGCAGATTTCAGACAATAACCTGAATGCCCATCTGGATGCAGGAACCACAATTCTGCACGCTTTCCAGAAGCTGAACCCCCAGCAGGTTCTACAGATGCGCGATGATACCAAAGAGCTGATGGAGACCCAAAAGCAGCTCGTTGAGACGTTGTCAAGCCTGGGACCGCAGGTTCAGCAGGGCGCTGAACTGGTGAAGTCATTCCAGGGGATGTTTGGTGGAAACATTAGCGAGGTTCTGAAGAAGTAGAGCTCCAGCGGAGTACTGGAACATGTGATCTTGAGGCGAATTTGAGCGGATCTCTAGTGGGGGTACGCGAAGTCCGAGAGTGAGAATCTTCCATACCATAAGTGTTGTGCCGAGAGTATAGTATTCTATAGTCTCGCTCCAGCGCAGGATACATGAATAAAAGACCTGCAGGGATGATACCACATAGAAAATCATCTGAAGGGTGCTGTAGTCATATGTTCCTCCGTACGATGCGTAGATGTCCGGAAAACATAGAAATACGACCCACGAAATTAAATGGCTGAGCGGCTGTACAAACATTCCCGAAAAACGTAGGGCGCGAGATAGAAAACTGGGATCCGAAAACTGAGTGCGAAGTTCATTGTATCTCCACACCACCTTCCCGTGATTCGGATGTGCTGTGAGTGTTTTGATCATCTCCATGAGGGGCGTCAGAGATTATAATACCATTTGAAGGAAAATCTACCTGATTAAACGTCTTGTCCAGATAGGACCAGCGCAATCCCTTACCATTCTCAACAATAATATCGAGAAGGGCGCGTGTAATTTTATTTCCTTCGACGACGAATGGAGAGAGGAGAGCAGTACAATCTACCTTAGTACCCTCCTCTGTAGTATACCCAATATAATACCACGGGGGGATCGGTGACTCATATAGGTCGCGGATTCGATACGTTTCGCGAGGAACTAGGCTCCAATGCACAGCAACACGATGATCGGTAAAGTCGGGCGTCTCCCGGCGGGTGTGGTGGAGAAGAACCTTATTGGCATACACCTCCGGGAGCTCTTCGCGCGTATCTGCATACTCTGACCGTTCCTCCTCAAAATCATGGAGCTCCCATACCTCTGTCGCATACGTCGTTGTCATGCGACGGCAGCTTCCTAGATACACCGCATACACGGAGTGCCATGCGCGGATAAGTGTGTTGGCGATTGTCGTCTGGAACTCTTCCATTTTGTATTGTAGAACACGTTATCCTTAAACGCTCACTGAGAGAGCTTTGACCACGTGCGCGAATCCCTGTCGTCATGCACCGTCTTGCCGCGGTGCGTCGTCATCTCGCGAACAACCGTCTTGAGCTCCTCATCAATCTGAAGTCCCATGGCAATCGATGTCGCCAGGGCTGTGATCAGGAAGGGCGTGGCGATGAGAAACCAGGATACAACACCTAGGTTGAGGCGGCACAGCAAGTCAAGGATAAAGATCGTTGCACCTCCAAATATCACCTTGGTAACAACCGTGAACCACGCGAAGTCGGCAACATCAAAGCCAAGTTGGATAGCCAAGAACAACGCATAGAGAAGTGCAGGGGGGCACAGATTATCTATGAATTTCATTTTCGTGCTTTGTGTATAGAACATAAAAAATGAGCAGCAAGGAGGGTAT